AGCGTGCGTACGCGGCATCGAAATCGCCGGGGTTTTTCTCACATTTAGCGGCACGGGACTTGCCCTTAGCCGGCCGATTAGCAGGAGCGAGTCATGGCAAAAGCCGGTCGGAGACCCAAGCCTTCGGGTCTACGAATCCTTGAGGGAACTGCGAAGAAGCGTGCAGGCCGCGAGCCCAGCATGCCGCCGGGTGTCCCGCCGATGCCCGAGCGTCTCGCGGTGGACGAGGTGGCCGTGGCCAAGTGGCACGAGCTCGCCGGCATCCTGACTCGGATGGGCGTGCTGACAACCGGAGACGGCGAAGCCCTCGCGACGCTGTGCGAAGTCCATTCGGCCGAGCAGTCATGCCTGCTCCAGTTCCGTGCTGGCGGTGCTGTGATGCACACGGACCTTGGCGGCGTGAAGCCAAACCCGGCGGGGCCGCTCTACCGTTCGCTGGTTGCCATGAAGGCTAGCCTGTTGTCAGAGTTCGGGCTGACCCCCTCGTCGAGAACGAAACTTGCCGCGCAAGTCGAAGTCAAAAAGGACGAACTCGAAGAGTTCTTCGCCGCCCACGGCTAAGCATCGCCCCGGCATCGACCAGGCGAGGGCCGACCGGGTGTATCGTTTCTTCGAGACGGTGCTGAAGCACAGCAAGGGCCAGACAGCCGGGCAGCCGTTCCTGCTGCTGCCGTGGCAGAAGTACGTGCTGGGCGAGATCTTCGGCCGGCTGAAACCTGACGGCACGCGGTTGCATCGCCAGGCGTACATCGAGATCCCCAAGAAGAACGGCAAGTCCACGCTACTCGCCGGCATCGCCCTCTTCATGCTGGTCGCTGACGGGGAAGCCGGGGCCGAGGTCTACGGTGCGGCATCGGACCGTGAGCAGGCTGGCATCATCTACCGTGAGGCCGCGTCGATGGTCCGCTCGTCGCCGGCTCTGTCGAAGGTGCTCGAGGTGCTCGACTCGCGGAAGACGATCGTGCATCGCGGCAGCAACTCGTTCTATCGGGTGCTGTCGGCGGATGCGTTCAGGGCCGAGGGGCTCAACATCTCCTGCCTGCTATTCGACGAGTTGCACGCCCAACGTGGCGATCGCCGGCTGTGGGATGCCCTGCGGTACGGCGGTGCTGCCCGGCGTCAGCCGCTGGTGCTGTCGATCACGACTGCTGGCGAGGCGAACAAGACCCACCTGTGGTACGACCAGCACGATTACGCCGAGCGGTGCATTGCCGACCCGACGTTCGACCCGTCGTTCTTCGGCTGCATCTACGCGGCGGACCGGGAGACCGATGACTGGAAGTCTCCCAAGACTTGGTACAAGGCCAACCCGTCTTTGGGTGAGACGATCAGCGAGGAGTCATTTGCCGCTGACTGCAAGGAAGCCGAGAACTCAGCCACCAAACTCAACGCCTTCCTGCGGTATCGGCTGAACATCCCGACGACCTCTGATATCCGCTGGATTCGTCCTGACCAGTGGGCGGCCTGCGGCGTGGAGCTCGAGCCGTTGGAGGGGCGGCCGTTCTGGGCGGGGCTGGACCTTGCGAGTACGTGGGATACGTCGGCGTTCGTGGCCGTGTTTCCCGACGAGTCGGGGCGGTACGACGTGGTCCCGATGTTCTGGTGCCCCGAGGCCAACGCCGCTGAGCGGGAGCGGGTTGACCGGGTGCCCTACACCCAGTGGGCTAGGGACGGATTCCTGCGGCTGACGGACGGCAAGAGCACGGATTACGCCACGATCAAGCGTGACATCATGGAGTTCTGCGGCCGGTTCCAGCCGAAGCAGATCGCCATCGACAGATGGAACGCGACGATGCTGGCACAGGAGCTCGTGGCCGAGGGTTTGCCGGTGCAGATGTTTGGGATGGGTTTTGCGTCCATGAGCGCGCCCGCTAAGAGGACTGAGGCACTCACGATCGACGGCAAACTGCGGCACGCTGGGCATCCGGTGCTAGGCTGGCAAGCAGGAAACGTAGCGGTACAGAGCGACTCGGCCGGCAACATCAAGCCATCCAAGGCGAAGAGCACGGAACGCATCGACGGCATGGTGGCCCTGGTGATGGCGATTGGTTCGCACATGGGCGAAAGCCTGACGCCGCAGGCGATGCCCGAACTTTCCTTCTGGTGACCCACCGCATGGATGCGACGCTCCCCGAGATCCGCTGGCTTGAGACGCGGATGTCCCGCTGGGATGACTTGGTTGCGGCTGCTGCCGAGTCTGGCGTGCGGGTGACTCCCGAGACCGCCATGCGGACGGCGGCGTACATGGCCTGTGCTCGCGTGGTGGCCGAGACCGTCGCATGCTTGCCGCTGCACGTCTACCGCAAAAAGGACGACTACACGTCGGAGCGGGCCAAGGATCTGGCGATCTACAACGTGCTCGCCAAGAAGCCGAACCGCTACCAGACCCGCTACCAGTGGGTCGAGCAAATCTGCCTGCACATGGGGTTCTACGGCTCGGCCTACCAGTTCAAGTTCCGCGGCCCCGATGGGCAGGTCACTGAACTTCGACCGCTGAACCCGGCTGGCATGAAGGTTGAGGCGGACGCCGAGGGCACGAAGACGTACCTGCACACGGACCCGCAGACTGGCCGGCAGACGATCTACCGCGATGACCAGATCTGCCACATTCCGTGGATCTCGTTCGACGGCATTCACGGCGAGGTGCCGATTGAGTTGGGCCGGGATGCGATCAGCCTGGCCCGCAGCCTGGAGGGCTACGCGGCCAACTTCTACAGGAACCAAGCCCAGCCGGGGCTCATCCTGACGACGGACCAAGTGCTCAACGATGAGCAGCGGCGTGGGCTCCGCGAGTCGTGGAACGCCCGGCACAGGGGGGCGAGGAACGCCGGCGAGACGGCGGTACTGAGCAACGGGCTGAAGGCCGACACGATCACGGCCACGAATCAAGAGAGCCAACTGGCCGAGTTGTGGATGCAATCGCTGCTCGCCATCTGCCGCATCTGGCGCATGCCGCCGCACATGATTCAGGAGTTGGGCCGCGCGACGTGGGGCAACCTGCAGAGCGAGATGGTGTCGTTTGAGAAGTTCACGATTGCCCCGTGGCTGCGGCGGATCGAGGGTGCGATTGAGCGGGACGTGCTCCCCGAGGACGGCGAGTTGTACGCGGAGTTCCTCGTCGAAGGGCTGCTGCGGTCGGACATCACGACGCGGTACCAGGCGTACGAGATCGCCATTCGCAATCGGTGGCTGACGCCCGACGAGGTGCGGCAGAAGGAGAATCTTGGGCCGATGCCAGAAGGCGACGACTCGCCGGGCGAGGTTGAGGACACGCCGGGCGACATGGTCGAGGACGTGGCCGAGGAGCAGGACGGGACCAGCGAAGACACGCCGGCACAAGATACCCCGAGCACGGAGGCGAGCGATGGCTGACGAGATGGACGTGGTGGCGGTGGCGACCGAGATCGAGCGGCGTGACTGGGAGTTCGCCGACGACGGTGGCGTGGCTGTCGAGACTCGGGCCGACGGCCGCACGGTGTTGTCGGGCTATGCGGTCAGATACAACACGGTCAGCGTCGATCTCGGAGGCTTTCGGGAGTCCATCCTGCCGGGGGCATTCGACAAGGTGCTCAACCGCCAGCGTGGCAAGCGGGACGTAGTGGCCCTGTTCAACCACGACGCCAACCAGCTGCTGGGCCGCACCTCAAGCGGGACGCTTGAACTGTCGAGCGACGACAAGGGGCTGCGGTACTCGGTCGTCCTGCCAAATACGGAACTGGGCCGCACGATCGGCGAACTGACAGCCCGCGGAGACCTGCGTGGCTCCTCGTTCGCGTTCACGGTCGAGCAGAAGGGGCAGTCCTGGGCACCGGGCGAAGACGGCATGCCGCGTCGCTCGATCCGCGAGGTGTCTGGTCTGTATGACGTGTCTGTCGTGACGCACCCGGCATACTCGTCGTCGTCTGCGGCTGTTGCCCGTCGCAGCATGGAGGCGTGGATGGCTGAGCAGGAAGAGGTGCGGTGCAGCTGCCAGCACCAGGCCAAGGACGCCGACGAATCGTTCGCCGCGGACTCGGCTCGGGCGAAGTCGATGGCGGTGCGGCTGAGGGCGACCGTGCTCCGCACGATGATCCGTGGTAGGGCTGGCCACGTTCGCGGGTTCTGTGCGACCGGTGCCGGCGGCGGCGTTGACCCGACCTGCGGCAAGGAAGGTGGAGGTGGTGGCGGCGGCGACAAGGC